ATGGGGTCGCGGACTCGCGTGATGCGTCGGAATGGCTGGAAGCCAAGCGATCGTTTGGCTATCCGCTATCGCCAGTGCAGGAAAGACTGCTTGAAACGCCGCTCGCGGACAGGCTCAAAGCCCTGAAGGAAGGGCTTGGATCATGACCCATCCAAGCAACGAAGAGATCCGCCGTCAGCTTGGCAGCATGCCCGTTGGCGAAAACGATCTATCCGAGTACGAATTCAAGATCACGCACAGAGCACCGGCAGAGCCCAAGCCGAACGAGTCGGACTATGACCCGGATGCTTGGGTGGCGTTATGAAGTAATTTAAGAACTCTCCTCCCATGTTTATGGGATTCGCCCGCACTGTAGAAATGCAGCGCGGGTTTTTTATTTGCGCTCGCGGCTTACTCGCTCAAGGGCCGCAGTCGCTGACGTATAAAAGGCCGGTCTCCTTTCCCGCTGCAATGGCGGTCTAACGCGGCGCGGGCGGCGACAACTAAAAGGATTTCAAATGGCGTTGACAGACAGACAGCGCCGCTTCGTGGACGAGTATCTAATCGACTTGAATGCCACGCAGGCGGCTATTCGAGCGGGCTACAGCAAGAAGACAGCAAACGAGCAGGGCGCGCGCCTGTTAGCAAATGTTAGTGTGATGTTAGTCGTCCAGGAAGCCATGAAGGCGCGCGAACACCGGACGCACATCACGCAAGACCGCGTACTTCAGGAGTTGGCGCGCATCGCGTTCTTCGACATTCGTAAGCTCTACAACGCAGACGGCACATTGAAGCGTCCCGACCAGTTGGACGATGATGCTGCCGCAGTATTGGCCGGCGTTGATGTAATTGAGCAGGTTCGATACGAGGCAGACGAAGAAGGCGAATTGAAGCCAACGCCGGTCCTTACCAAGAAAGCCAAAGTCTTTGACAAAGGCACTGCGCTGACTCTTGCCATGCGTCATTTGGGCATGCTGAAAGACAAGGTTGAGCATTCCGGCGCGATTGGCGTCCATATGCGCGCTCAGGATATGACAGATGATGAACTCGCCGCTATTGCCGCAGGACGCAGCGCGGGAGCTGTTGATCCGGCGTAAGGCGCGTGCGGGGATACTACATTACGTCAACGCAATTGATGTGCCTGGTCGACCGGTCGGAAACGATCCAGACAGCGACGTATTCGAGCCAGTTGAAACAACGATAGCGCAACATCACCGGCTGTTGCTGGAAAAGCTAGACCAAGTAAGCCGCACGCCGCACGGACGCATGATGGTGTTTATGCCTCCGGGCAGTGCGAAAAGCACCTATGCATCGGTTGTCTTCCCGTCGAAATATCTGGGGGAGCAGTCGGGGCGCAAGCTGATCCTTGTCAGTTACGGCGACGATCTGGCGCGGAAGATGGGTCGGCGGACGCGATCCATCGTCAAGCAGCCTCGATACGCTGGAATCTTTGGATGCGGTTTGACCGCGGAATCACAGGCGGCGCAAGAGTTTGCCCTGACAAACGGCAGTGAGTACATGGCCTGCGGTATTTTGGGCGGCGTGACCGGCAACAGAGCGAACGGCATCATCATTGATGACCCGATCAAAGGACGCGAGCAAGCCAATTCGGAAACGGTCCGCGCCAAAACGTGGGATGCCTACGAAGACGACTTGAAAACGCGCCTGATTCCAGGCGGATGGATCGTGCTGATTCAGACTCGATGGCATCAAGACGATCTCGCCGGTCGCATCCTCCCTGAGGACTGGAACGGCGAAAGCGGCAAGATCATCTGCAAGGACGGCAATGTGTGGGAAGTGCTGTGCTTGCAGGCCAAATGCGAGGTTGAGAACGATCCACTAGGACGTGAGCGTGGCGAATACCTGTGGCCGGAATGGTTCGACCGAAAGCATTGGGCGCAGTTTGAGCAGAACGCGCGCACGTGGGCTGCTTTGTACCAGCAGCGACCAACGCCGCTTGACGGCGATCTGTTCAAGCCGGATCAGATCAAGATTATTGATGCGCTACCGGCCGAAAACATCCAATGGGTGCGCGGCTGGGACTTGGCGAGCACCACGGATGGCGACTGGACGGCCGGTGTAAGGCTTGGGCGGCTGCCCGATAACCGCTTGGTAATTGCCGATGTAGCGCGCATGCGTGTCGGCCCCGATGCCAGGGACGCAGCGATTGTCAATACTGCTGCACTCGACGGCCGCAGGACCAAACAAAGCATCCCGCAAGATCCGGGGCAGGCAGGCAAGACGCAGGTTCTCTACCTGACCCGTTCGATGGTCGGCTATACGGTCATCAGCTCCCCGGAGTCCGGCGACAAAGTGACGCGGGCCGAGCCGATTGCCGCACAGATCAACGTGGGCAACGTGCTGATGCTACGCGGCGACTGGAACAAACCATTTATTGACGAGCTGCGGGTATTTCCGAATGGCTCGTTTGATGACCAAGTGGACGGGCTGTCGCGCGCCTTTGCCGAGCTGATCGGAAAGAGCGCAATGAAGATCGACCCGAACATATTAAGGAAAGCATGATCCGCGAATTCTTCTCACGATTCACCAAAGCGCAGCCGGCGCCAGAAGCAAAGCCGGCCCCAAAGCGCAAGGGGATCGATGCGATGGTGCTCGCCATGTCGCGCCAGCAGGAAGAGCCGCAAGTGGCAAAGATCGAGCCATACGAGCCGCCCGCAGGCGTAATCCCGTCCGATCGCCGCAGTGCGGTTCTGGCGATGGACAGCACGCCCTACGACTATGTGAACTCGGTCTATTCGGGTGCGCACTTCAAGGGTTATCCGTATCTGGCCCTGCTGTCGCAGCAGCCCGAGTACCGCAAGATGGCTGAAACCGTCGCCAAGCAAATGACCCGGAAATGGATCAAGGTCGTTGCGAAGGGCGATGAAGACAAGGCCGACAAGGTTGCCGCGATGGAGGATGCGCTCCGCGAATACCATGTTCAGGCGGTGTTTCGTAAGGCCGCAGAACTGGACGGGTTCTTCGGGCGCGGGCAGGTCTATATTGATGTGAAGACACCCGGCGGCGCGCCGGCGCAGGTCGATCCTGATGAGCTTCAGACCCCGTTGTTGCGCTCGCCTGCCAAGATCAAGAAGGATTCGCTGCTTGGCTTCAAAGTGGTCGAGCCGGTCTGGACATACCCGAGCGCCTACAACTCGGACAATCCACTCGCGGCTGACTATTACAAGCCGACCGCATGGTTCGTGATGGGTAAGACGGTTCACGCCTCCCGCATGCTCATGTTCGCGTCACGCGAAGTGCCGGACATGCTCAAGGCGGCCTACAACTTCGGCGGCCTGTCGCTGTCGCAGTTGGCTGAACCGTATGTGAACAACTGGCTGCGCACGCGTGACAGCGTGTCGGATATGGTGCACTCGTTCTCGGTATCGGGCATCAAAACGAATCTGGCAGGGGTGTTGGCCGGCGGTGGCGGTGACGATATGTTTGCTCGTGCGCAACTGTTCAACAACCTGCGCGACAATCGCGGCGTGTTCATGCTGGACAAGGACGCCGAGGAATTTTTCCAGTTCAACACGCCGCTGTCTGGTCTGGATGCATTGCAGGCTCAGGCGCAAGAGCAGATGGCATCGGTCAGCAATATTCCGCTGGTCTACCTGCTTGGAATCACGCCGTCCGGCCTGAACGCCTCTTCGGAAGGTGAAATCAAGGTGTTCGGCGAATACATCCTGTCCATGCAGGAAACGTTATTCACTGACAACCTGAATCGCGTGTTCGAGATCATCCAATTGTCGAAGTTCGGCGAGATCGACTCTGACATCGGGTTCGAGTACGAGCCACTGAGCCAGATGAACCCGGTTGAAATGGCGACGATCCGCAAGACGGATGCTGATACTGATGCGGTCCTGATAGGTGCCGGCGTGATCAGTTCGGACGATGCGCGGGAGCGTGTCGCGGGCGATCCGACAAGCGGGTATCACGCACTGGAAGTGAATCAGGATCTGGATGAGGTTGATCCAGACGATGAGTAAGATCACGTCACCCACCGGCAAGCCAATCGCGCTCAAGCCGGTACGCAGCAATGCAGGCATCGAGGCGGCATACCGCAAGCGTCTGACCGTGCTGATTGACGAGATGCATGCGTCGATCATCTATTGGGTGTCGGCTGCATACAAGGCCAACCCGCCTGAGATCGCGCAGGACGACAGCCCGGCGATGGCGATGCGCGAACTCATGCGCAAGATGGCGAAGCAGTGGCAAGCCAAGTTCGACAAGGGTGCAGACAAGTTGGCCGATTGGTTCGCGACGAAGAACAAGGACTATTCCGACCGGACGCTCAAGAGCATCCTGAGTGATGCCGGATTCTCGGTCGAATTCCGCACGACGGCGCCTGTCAACGATGCGTATCAGGCAATCATCGGCGAGAACGTCAATCTGATTAAATCGATCGCGAGCCAGCACTTGACACAAGTCGAAACGATGGTGATGCAGTCGGTGCAGCAGGGGCGCGACCTCGGCACGCTGGCAAAGGGATTGCAGAAGCAGTTCGGCGTCAGCAAGCGTCGGGCGGCATTGATCGCCAGGGATCAGAACAACAAGGCAACCGCGGTCATCACCCGCACGCGTCAGCAGGCGTTGGGCATCACGCAGGCGAAATGGCGCCACAGCCATGGCGGAAAGACTCCACGCCCGTCGCATGTGAAAGCAGACGGTCAGACATACGACATCAGCAAGGGCATGTATCTGGATGGTGAATGGGTATGGCCCGGAACAGCGATTAATTGCAGATGTACCGCGCAACCGATCATCGAAGGATTTATTGAGTAAGTAGCACCAAAACAATTCATGCCCGCCATGTGCGGGTTTTTTTACGCCCAAAGAAAACATGACCACAGCCTTGAAGTTTGCATTCGATCGATCGGTACGCACCATCGACGCAGACGGGCGCATGCACGTGCAGATCTCGAACATCAGCAAGGCGAACGTGTGTCCGTACCTTGGGCGCGAGATCCCCGGTGCCGAATCACTCGGGCTGAACCCGGACAAGGTGTACATGCTGCTGCGTGATCCCGGAGAGCTCGCCAAGGCTGCGTCGACGTTCAACAACATTCCGCTGCTGTCGACGCATGTCCCGGTATCGGCCGACGAGCCGCAGAAAGAACTGATCGTCGGCAGCACCGGCACCGATGCCATGTTCGAGGCGCCGTACTTGAAGAACTCGCTTGTCGTGTGGGACTCGATCGCCATCGCCGGCATCGATTCGAAAGAGCAGTGCGAGCTATCAAGCGCGTACCGCTACACCCCGGACATGACGCCGGGTGTCTATGAAGGAATCGCCTATGACGGCGTGATGCGCAACATCGTTGGCAATCACGTCGCCCTGGTGGAGGTAGGCCGCGCCGGGCCGGATGTGGTAGTCGGCGACGCAGACCCTTTTCAACAACCTATGGAGTATGACCCTATGAAAGCATCGCGCAAAGCGATTGCCGTCAAAGCCGCATTGGGCGCGTATCTGCGTCCGTTGATTGCTCAAGACGCCGCAATCGGCGATCTCGGCGCGCTCGTGCGCGGTGTGACAGCCGCCACGTTCGCCCAAGACCAAGCCCGCATCGTCAAGGATGTGACCGCCAAATTCGACAAAGCCGACCCTGTAGTTCTGGCTGAAGTCATCAAACTTGCCGCCGACGCTGAGCCGGACGACGAGAAAGACGACAAGAAGCCCGCGCAGGACGAAGACGAACAGCGTGACGATGAATCCGACGAGGATTACAAGAAACGCATGGACGCCAAGAAGGCCGCTGCCGACGAGGAAGACGAGAAGGCGAAGAAGGACGACAAAGCAGCAATGGATGCCGCCATCAAGTCCGCCGTCTCCTCGACCGAAAAGGCCACCATCCAGCGCATGAATGCAATCCGCCAAGCTGAAAAAGAAGTGCAGCCGTTGATTGGTGACGTCGTCGCTCAGGACAGCGCCGAGGCCGTCTACAAGCTCGCGCTGGACCATGCCAAGGTCGATCTTACCGGCGTGCATCCGTCCGCCTACGGCGCGATGGTGCGCATGCTGCCAAAGCCCGGCGAACTCAAGCAGACCCGCGTCGCGATGGATGCGGAAATCGAAAACACGTTCGGCAAGCTGTTTCCGGCTGCCGGCAAACTCGTTCGGGGGTAAGTCATGAGCGGCTTTCAAACTGTTGTCAATCAATACCCGGCGCCGGCCGTCGAGGGCGATTTCTCCTCGGCCAATCCGCGTGCGTCGCAACTGGCGGGTGACTCCGCTCTGGTGACTGGCACTGCTGGCGTGACTGTCGGCCAATTCGCATGGGCAAAGGACGGCGTCGCCACCAATGCCTATCAGGTCGGCGGCCAGATCGGTTTCGTGCATCGTGAGATGCAAGCGCTGATCACTACATGGCTCGGCGAAGAGTCCAT